TACTTTTACTAGTTCCATTATTTAGTTATATTGCTTATGGACAAATAAGTTTGGCTAAGGTCTATTATCTGTTGTCTTAATGAATTAATTTCGTTTATCAAAGCTTGTTTTTCTGCGTCTATTACTGATCCACCAATATACTGTTGACTTCTAGTAACTAACTCTACATGTGAATTAGTATCGCCAGTAACAGGAATATCATAAAATAATGTATTATAGTATTCAAAAAATTGTGGTACTGTAACTGCATTATTAACCACTACTGGTTTTGGCGTTACTAATTCTGAAAAACTAGTGTCTATTATCTTATTATATGTATTGACTCCATATACTTTCTTAACTAAATTTACATTTTCTGCCATTATCTTACGATTTTAAATATCGAGTTACTATCTATTTCTATAGTTTCTTGAGTAGGTAAAACTGTTTTTACTAAAATCTTATAAAATCTTTCAGGCTCTAAACCAGCCATATACAAGTCAAAATAGCTATATAGTCCGTCTGAACTAATCTTTGTATAAGCAGTATCGAAATCTATGATCATCTCTTCTGTTTTAACATCTTGTATCGCCCAATATGAACTTGCAGGTAATAATAGATTGCTAAGGTATATTGAAGAAGTTGTGAACTGTCTAGTTGGAAAAGTGTTTCTAACACTTAATTTAATTCTATATTTATCGGTTCCATATTTGTAAGTTTGTGCATTATTAGTTGCGCTAAGTACAAAATCACTATTAGTAATTACAGATCCAGAGACATACGCACTATCGTCCCACCTAATTTCTAAAGTGGGAGGATATATAGTATGAGTATCAATACTAAAGAATTTTGTAACAATATAACTTGAAGCATTATTTTCTACAGAACCAGTGTGCTTAAGTAAAAATCCATAGTTCGGAATAGATCCAGAGAACCATGAAGTTGCTATGGTTGTTACGTCTGCAGATATATCTTTTGATGCTGCATAATCGAAGCTTTGGGTAGTGATTAAGTTAGTAAAAGATCCTCCGCCTGGAACTGTATAGTATCTAGAATTAATCCAACTAGTTGTTGAAGAGGAGACATAGGAAGATGTAGAATTCCAACATACTCCATTCAGAGTATCAGGATAATCAGAAAATTTTCCAGTGCCCATATCCCAACTTTGAGATACTTGTCTAATTTCAATATTATAATTAGTAGTTAAATTTTCAGCTTCTGCTAAATATAACTTTAAATAAGTTTTAAATGATCCTGTGGTAAAGCTCTTTAATTTTTGAATATCTGCATCAGAAAACTTTACTATTGATCTTCTTATATCTTCAAAAGTATTTGTTAAATATGTACCATTTACTGACGCTGCATTATTCTTAACTGATACTTCTAATATTTCATCTAAGCCTGTATTTTTTCCTACGTAAGCAGAATACAGTGTTGCATCAGCGCTAGCGAATATTTTATATACTGCCATAATTTTTTTATTAGTGTGTTACTACACGTCCTTTAATGTCTGTTTGAGGAAACTTAACTTCGAATATAGATGGATCCATAGATGGATATATTACATCATCAATCGTAGCTGCTTGTATATCGTAACTATATTGTGAATATCCACTAGATGTGCCTGATAAATTTACAATTTGAACATTTTTTACCGTTTGAACTCCATCTATAGCGTCTAAATTTGAATAAACATCTGATAAGATTATTGGCTCATTAATTTGCCAATTATCTATATTAAAGAAATCTTGAAGAGATATTAAACATCTAGATATAACATCCTGTCCATTATAGCTTGGTCTAATAATAATATCGAAATTTACTCCTAAATCTATAACATATGCTGACTTTATTTTAATAGCGTCAGTTAACATTCTATAGTCAGCTATATAGGTTTGAATATTTTGCAATAATGCTGCTGTTGGTTGAGCTAAATTTCCTTGAGAATCAAGTCCTAAAGTATACATAGTTACTAATAAAGGATTTCTTGCAGCAATATCGTTTGTAGTATAATTAGAAAAAGTTGCATCTTCTTTAACCACATACGCTTTGGCAACTTTACCATATATTGGAGGCATAGATAAAACTCTAGCTAAATAATCTTGTTGAGTAACTGCTCTCCATTGACTTGGAAATTGAGCTAATGTATTCAATCTTAATTCTTCTACAGTATCACCATCTCCACCACCAACAGATGAACTAACATTATTTGTTACTACTGTGCCTTGATATGAAGTATTATTACCAGTTACGGTTAATGAAATTGGCTGAGTTAATTCTCCAATACCAACATTAGATGAAGCACCGCCACCAACTATGTATTGAACATTAATTGTAATATTGCTAGGAGCTAATCCATAAGTTTGTGTAGTAACAAAGTTAGTTGGATCCCAAGAACTAGATAATTGACTAAGTCCTCCAGCAGTTAATCCTACGCTAACTGAATTAGGATTAGGTATAATTGAACTATCTGCAACTGAATTAATGCCTGGGCCAAATTCTATTTCTAATGTGTTATCAGATCTGAATCTAGATACAAATCTTCTAGGCGCAGATACTTTTTGTATAATATATGGAACTTGATTTTGGAATTGACTTAAGCTAGGAAAATTCGCAGATGTGTTTTGCACAGGATTTAATATATAATCCTGGGCTAAATACGGTACTTCGTACCATGTATTACCGTTGGAATCTTTTGCGCTAATTATTGAGACGATGTTAGACTCATTAATAGTAACGGTTGAAAATCTTTGTGCGGTACCAAAAGAGAATCCAATAGTTTTTATCTGCCCAGATAATGCTTTTGTAGATTTTTTTAACAGATATGATTGAGGAACACCACCTCCATTTAATTGATAAACTGAAATAGAGGTAGGATCTAAAGAAGACGAAACATTAAAATTAACTTCCTGTCCTACGAAATAATAATTAGAGTTATTTACATTAGATCTAACTTGCATACCTTGTTTTATAACAAGAGCATAATTAAAATCTGGGATAGATTGTCCACCCACTGTTATAGATGGAACTTGTTGATATACATCTAAATCTACTATTGCAGCAGAAGTAACCTTTGGTCTATACCCAAGCATATATGCCATTGTGTATAGATTATTTTTTTGTTTCGCGTATTGTAAAAATGTCTCTTGTAATTGATTGTCTAAGTAAAAAGATAGAACATCTCCAACATAAGAGGCCATTTCAATAAACATCGTTCCTGGAGAAGCCTGACTAAAATCATTATATACTGTTGGGTAATATGATTTAGCATAGTCAATCAAATCTGATTTGAAAGAAGTAAAATTCTTATTTAAATACGTGACGTCTATTTTGTTAGGCATCTTATAAATTTTGTATGGTTATGACGGCTGAGTCTGTTTGATTAGTATTTTTTAACGTATAACTAAGTGTAAGGGTAATAAATGATCTATCAGGGTCACCGTTTAATGATAGCTCAGTTACGTTTACATTTGGAAAAAATGCTTCTATTTGATTCGTTATAGACATTTTTATTTCGTCTAAAGTAGAAGTAGTAATTGATTCAAAAAGTCTAGATCTCAACCCTGCACCAAAATTTGGATTAAAAGGCCTTTCACCTCTATCGGTTAATAAAAAATTTATTAGATTATATTTTGTCTGTTCTTGACTTGTAAATACCGATGTAAACACACTATCTGATGCAAACGGAATCTTTACCCCTAAAGCTGTAGAGGGCTTAAAATCAATACTTGGTATGTTTACTAGTCCGTATGCCATATATTACATTACGCCTTTAGCGATCATTTTTTTCATTAAATCAGTAAAGTCTGGGACTTCATTTATTTGTACCATTGCAGGATCAGAACTTGGTCTTGCAGTAGCTAACATGCTATCCACACTACCAACTTGGGCATTATCTGATTGGAAAAAATTCATTCCATCGGCCTGCACATCTTCAGAAGTAAATGCCATTGAATCATCTTCAACCATATTAACGGCTGTTTCATTCAATAACTTACTTATAGGATCATTTCCTTTAAAAGATCCTACTGCTTGTACTGCAGGTTTATATGGAGTAGTATTCAATGTACCAGGGATAATAGGTTTTTTAGGAAAAACTGTCTTTGTCTCTGTTAATTGCGACTTTCCCTGAGATTTTAATGCCTCTTTTATTAAGGACGGCATTTCCTCTCTAATTGCATTCTTAACCTCTTCGCGTATAAGAATCCTTAATTTAGCTAAAGCGCTAGTTTTTTTAACTGCCATATTGTATAAATATCAAATTGTTTAAAATTACCCAGCCTTTGTTGAAGCTAGATTTGTGTTTAATTGATTTGTTGAATTTGCCATAGCCTGTCTCATTCTTTTTCTTAGCTTTTTACCTCCACTTAGCTTATTAACAAATGCATTAAGACCTAAACCACTATTTTCATTTTCATTATCAGGAGAATCTATAGAAGTATCTATGTTTACATTTAAATCTTGGTTAACATTATCATCTTGTAAAAAATTAAGAGCTTCTTCTATAATAGTTAATTCATCTGCTGTCAATGAACTTGGAACACTGGATATTAATCCTTTAGATGATAATAATAATTTGACTTCTTGAATAATGATATTGTCATCAGACGCAAATGTTGGTGTTGATTGAACTGCAATTTTACCTTCATAATCTAGTGCAACACCATATCTTCTAATTAATTTTATAGACGTGCTTACAACCTGTTCTGTAATTATAGAAATAGTGTAATTTCCAAATTTATTATTAGAAATTTCTTTCTTTTTACTATGGTTATCAACAAAATTATTTAATTCATTTAC